GAGCCTGAGCCTGAGCCTGAGCCTGAGCCTGAGCCTGAGCCTGAGCCTGAGCCTGAGCCTGAGCCTGAGCCTGAGCCAGGACGCGGCACCCTCGAAGCCGGGGCGGTTGTGGCCAACCTACACAATGGCGTGTGCTATATTATGGGCTCGCGTATCCCCCGAGGCGGCGAATACACCTTGACCGAAGCGGATTGTCGGGACGTCAAGGCTATTCGTCGCCTCACCCACGCAGTCAAATGCGGGAAAGTCAAAATCGGGTAGGCGGACGCCATGGCATTGCTTGACGATTTTAAAGCGAGGTTTCCCGAATTCAGCGAGGCGGACGCAGATACCTATGTGCCAGTACTTGCGTCCGTCTGGCCGTGCTATTGGGGCGGCGACTATAACGCGCCATGCGGACAAGAGACGGTCTTAAATCTTCTCGCGCACATGATCGTCTCGCAAACGTCCAAAGGGTCGGAAAGTCTCAAGTCCCTGCAAGCCCAGACTGTCGGGAACGTGTCCGATACTTTCGCGGCGGGCGTAGTGCCGGATAGTGAACGGGCCGCATGGTTCAGCTCGACTAAATACGGCACGCAATTTCTATTACTCTCAGGTCGGCGGCGCGGCGGGGTATTTGTTTAATGGCTAACTTGACGCCCGAACAGATGTTGAAAAAAACCACCGGTTACGCGGACGCCATTCACGAGGTGCGGAGCAAGCATGTTGCGGTGGGCTTGCCGTCCGAAAAAGTCGGATCGAAAATTTACGGCGATGGAATGACCGTGCTGCAAGTCGGCGCGGTACATGAATACGGCGCGGGCGACGTGCCGCGACGGTCATTCTTGCGCACGCCTTTTGCGATCAAGAAAAAAGAATTAAATGAGGCTATTGCCGCTCAGTTCCGGCAGGTGTTTGAGGGCGGCGGTGGTGTCGCCCGTGCGCTCGGACGGATCGGGCTCATCGCCGTGAACATATCGAAAGGGGCTTTTGTGTCGCGCGGATACGGGACGTGGCCGGACATCTCCCAAGAGACCAAAGACGCCAAAGGGTCAACCCAGGTGCTGATTGATAAGGGCATCCTGCGAGGGTCTATCACTTTTGCGGTAAGGGACAACTGATGCCCCTCCCCAACATGGCCCGCACGCTCGTACGGTGGCAGCGTCCCGTCACCATAAAAACGGTGGCTAAAACAACCGTGGACTTTCAACCTACCGTGACTGTGACCGGGCGGACGCAAGAATGCGTCGTACAGGTCGCGGAAAAATCCAAGCTGAACCCCGATACGATTGACTGGAGCCGCGCATATTTAATGGTCCACAGCTCGGACCCAATCGAGATGGGCGAGCTTGTTGAGTTTAACGGCGAGGATTATCTTGTCGTTGAGCGCGGCGCGTGGGAAGGGTATGGGTATACCGAGGTACTGGCCGAACAGACTAAAAAACCGCTTGTGGAGGTCGCGCCATGAACGAGGCATTACGCCAAACCGCGATATTCACGCGGGACTTGATGGGCCGCGCGAACGAGGAATACATGTCGATCGGCCGCGACGGCGCGGACATAAAAGACTTTAACGACCCGTGGATTGCTATCGACACTTTGGGACCCTCGCAGCGGCTTGCGACGGGGGAGGTATTCGACGGGAGCGCGGAGGTCATGACTTACGCGCAGCAATGGGTCGCGCCGGTCACAGTCTCTTTTTATGGTCCGGACGCATGGGCCAGCGCGGCACAATTCGCGGCGTTGATACCGTCCGAAAAAAGCAACCAGTTGCAGGTCGCCCAAGGCATCGGGGTCTTTCAGGCCGGGGGCCTGACAGATATTAAATTACTGGCCGGTCGGCAGCATGAGAACCGAGTGGAAGTTACATTAAATATTCAGTATGCAATTGCAGCGGAAGTTGATACTCTGCGGATCGACACTGCGATTTTGGAAGTCCGAACGGAACGGGGCTTGGAGCTTGAACCATGACAATTAATATCAGCAATACGGTAAACGTCACGCTTTTGCAGAGCGCCGCCCTGGCCCTTGTGGACAACCCCAATGTGGTCGTGATCTTCACCTCACAGCAGGACGGGCCGGTCAACAGCGCTGATCGTTACCGAGTTTATTCCGACGCGCAGAGCGTGGCCGAAGATTTCGGGACGAACAGCGCGACTAACGGTTTCGCTCAAGCCTTTTTTGGTACGCAGCCGAACGCGACAAACGCCGGGGGCTTGTTGGTTATCGGGTATTGGCGCGGGGCTTCCGAGGCGGTGGCCGCGACGGCGGCAAAGCTGACAGGGGCGCAGCTTTCCGAGGCTACAACGGTAGCCGCTTTGCAGCAGGTGAGCGACGGCACGCTTGACATTACGATTGACAGCACCGAAGAAAACTTAACGGCGCTCGACTTCCGAAGCGAAACCACGTTGGACGGCATCGCCAGCGTTATCGACGCAGCCTTGAGTGGAGGCAGCGCAGCGGTAGTAGACCAACGTATCGTGATTACCAGCGATACGACGGGCGCGACCAGTACAATCACACTTGTAACCGATCCCGGTAGCGGCACTTTCATTGGCGAGACATTGGCGCTCTCCGGCGGCGGCGGGGCGGTGGCAACTCAAGGGGCGGCGTCTGACACACTCGCCGCTGAGACCAAGGTTGCCGCCGTCACCGCGCTGCGGTCGGAAGTCAAATACCGTGGGTTTATGTTCATTGACAATCCGACGGATGAGGAAAGCGAAGCGCTGGCGGCATGGGCTCAAGCCAATGACGCCTTGAGCTACGACGTGTTTGACGCGTCTGCCAACCTCTCCATTGACCCCGCCAACGTAGTGTGGGCGATCAAGCTGGCTGGCTACACGAATTACCGTATGCTTTACAGCAAAGCCGGAAACCGGAAGCTGGCGGCGAGTTACATGGCACGCGCCCACACGGCTAATTTCCGCGCGGAAAATTCCGCGCTGACCATGAACCTAAAACAGCTTGCCGTGGCGGCGGAAGATTACAGCCAATCCGAATTTTCGGCGGCGATGAATGTCGGTCTCGACCTGTACGCAATTACGAGCAAAAACGTCCCCCGCGTCTTTTGCTCCGGGGCCAATGGTTTCGTGGACGAGCGTTACAATCTCATCGCCTTTGTGGATTTTTTGCAAACCGATATGTTTAATCTGCTCTCCGCGACGGGTACTAAAATCCCACAAACGCGGCGGGGCATCGCGCAGCTTGTAGACCAGGCCGAAAAAACCACTCGGCAATTCGTGCGGGCGGGCGTGTTCGCCCCCGGCACATGGTCCAGCCCGGATTACTTTGGGAGCCGGGAAGTCTTTGAACGGAATGTATTCGATAACGGCTTCTACTGGCTCGCGGGGTCTTTGGCCGACCAGTCCCAAGCGTCTCGCGAGGCGAGGGAGTCGCCGGTCATTCAAGGCGCGGTCAAGCTGGCCGGGGCCGTCCACAGCGTTGACATTATCGTCAACGTCAACCGATAAAAGAGGGGCCGCACCATGGCAGTTATTACCCTTGCCGCAGACGCCACGACTTTAGTGCTGAACGGCTTCGCAATTACCGACCTTGTGGAAGGTGACGTTATGACCCTCGCGCCGGTCAACCCGGCCACCAGTCACGTCAACGCCATCGGGGGCGGTGTGAATATTAACGGGCGTTCCGACGCTGGCGTGCATGACTTGACAGTCCGCGTCCAAAAATACTCAGAAAGCGATGTGTTCCTCAACAATGTTCGCCGCCAGTCCCCACCTACCGTGATCAACGGGAGCGCCAAAACAGCCTACTCCCGCGACGGGCAGGGGAGTGAGGAAAGCTGGCTGCTTGAGAATGGCAGCATTACCACGCAGCCCACCGGCACCAGCAACAGCACTGACGGGAACGCGCTGTCCGAATACGTAATCAGGTTCCGAGACGCTTCCCGTAATCTTTAAAGGCTGCTCGCGGATAGGCGCACCGCGCCGAAAAGGAGGTTTTGCTCGGGCCTCCCTTCCGTGAGTTTCTTTCCGGGCAATATAGGGCATACGGATGAACGAGCAAGACGAAGCACTTAAACAATTCAAAGAAATTCACGAGGATAAAATCGCGACAATCAACTGTCGCGACTACGTGTTGACCGCTTTTTCTCACGCGCAACGGCTGAAAGTATTCGCTTTCTTCACGCACGTACAGGCCGATTTGGCGCGGGGGGACTTCTGGTTCCTGCAAGGAAAAGAGTGGTCGGACGTACAGAAGGTTATCGAGAATGCGGTGACGTATGACGGCGTGTTACTGTCGAAGCGCCGGGACCATTGGGACGAATTTCCCGAGGATTTCATCCTGTTTATCGGTGCGATGTTGGGGGCGATCAGCTACCCTTTTTTGCGCGGCGTGCGTGGCGGCTAAAAGTCTACGCGCCGCCTGCGGATGCCGACTTTGTGGCCGTTACAAATGTTGCCGCGGGAGACATGGCGATACTCTACCTGTCCAAGCAGGGATATGGTACGGTGGACCAGATAAGGGCTTGGGACACGCCTCAATTTTTGGACGCTTTAGAGTACGAGGAAATTGAAGCGGCGATATCCCGGCACCTGACTTGGAAGGCGCGGCAGCATGGCGGAAGTAACTGAACTGGTCACTAAATTTTCATTCGTCGGAAATGAGGGGCCTCTTAATAAGTACAATTCGGCGCTCGGTAAAGGCATCGGGTTGCTTGCTGGCATGGTCGCGGCTTTAGCGGCGGCGGGTGTGGCAGTCACAAAGCTGGCATCTGACACACTGGCGGCGGAGCAACCCCTGATCAACTTGTCCGCCCAAACCGGAGTCGCGGTCGAGCGACTGCAAGAATTGCAGTTTATCGCTAGTGTGAATAATTCCACAGCGGAGGCGCTATCGTCTTCCATCTCCGGGCTTAACGAGAAAATTGGGGAGGCCGCGCTGTCTGGTAGCGAAGACTTCGCGCGGCTCGGTATCAGCGTCCGGGGCTTCAATGGCCAGGTAAAGACGGCGGACCAGGTGCTTGAAGACGTCCGGCGAAGGTTCCGGCAGCTCAATTTTTCCCTTGCTGAACAACGTAAATTCGCAAGCGCTTTGGGCATCGACCCGTCGCTTGTGACCTTGCTCAATCTGACGGGCGACGAGATGGGGCGGCTTTCCGCGCGGGCGCGAGAGTTGGGTGTGCTGAACGCCGAACAGGTCAAGAGCGCCCAAGTCTATAACGATGCCTTGACCACGCTCCGTTTCGGACTTGACGGCTTGCGGCGTCTTATCGCGGTTGGCCTCGCGCCGGAGATGCAGCGGCTCGCTGAAACTTTTACCGACTTGCTGGTCGAAAATCAGGACTGGATAATCAACGGGGTACAGCAAGCCCTCGGTGTACTGAATGATTTTTTCGACGCGCTCAAACGATTGTGGCCTTTTCTTGCCGGGGGCGTGGGGATTTTTGCCGCGCTACAAGTCGCCACGCTCGGTTGGGCAGGGGCGCTCGGTTTGATCTTCGCTCCGGCTACGCTGGCCGCCGCCGCAATAGTCGCGGTGCTTGTGATCTTGGACGACCTTATTGTTGCTTTCCACGGCGGGAGGTCGGTTATTCGGGAGTTTTTTCTAGAATTTTTCGGGTGGGACATTCAGCCCGTGTTACGGTCCATCGTGGCGGCAATCGAACAGATAGGTGAGGTCTTGGCGGGGCTTGCGACCGGCGCGTTTGAGGGGTTTGTGTTGGCCTTTTCGGGTCTTTGGAAGATATTGAAAGGTGACATTTTTGGTGGGCTGGACGACCTTTCAGGGGCATTTTTGGCATGGGGCCAGACCTTGGCTAACGCGCTTGAAGGGATTTTTGGCGGCATATCCACGCGTATTCGAGAGCTGGCGGCGGACCTGTTACCGGAATGGGTTCTAGATTTCTTGTCGGCCAGCGCCGGGAGCGGCGAGGACGGAGGGCGAGCGGCCATCTCGGGAAACGGCGCGTCGGTCTTCACGCCCGGCGGGACCGGAGCAGGCGCGGTAGGTTCGTCAAATGTCAACCAGGATGTGTTAATAAACATCCAGACCAGCGATCCTCGACGCGCAGGGGAGGCGGCGGCGGACAGCCTGCAAAGGCAGCTTGATGACGCCCAGACCCAAACGAACAGGGGCGGCATATAATGGGCGTCTTGCGTGAATATCTCGACGGGCAATTTACGAGCGATAGTCTATCGGAAGTGGGCATCGGCGGATTTATCACGGCGGCGCGTGTGCTCGACAAAACCGAAATGACGCGAGAAATCCCCACGGCTTTTGTCGAAGATGGGTCCGCCGTCAACGACCATATTATCCGTAACCCGAAAAAAATCACAATTGAGGGTGCGGTGTCGGATGTGTTCCGACGCCCTTCGCCGCTGTTGCAGGCGGTTCGAGACGCGCAAACGCAGGTCGGCGTCATTTCTCAATTTCTCCCGGCCCGCACGCAGTCGCAGCTTGCGAGGGTGTCGGGCGTCGTCGCCGACGTTCAGACCCAAGTAGACCGCATTGACGGGCTCATTGACGGGGCGCGAGGGGTGGCGGGCTTCTTCGGGTACACGGGAGAGGAAGGCAAGACGAACACGGAAAGGTTTGTCGATTTTATCGAAGGGCTCTACGCAAGCCAGGCTCTCATCCCTATCGACGCGCCTTTTCGGACTTACAAAAATATGGCGCTTACGTCCGTTCAGATTGTACGTGACAATACGACCAACAGCCTCACATTCACTCTTGACGCGACGGAGTTCCGTGTCGCGCAGACTATTTTTGTTGGGGGGCCAGCACGGAACCCAGCCCCGGCGACAGGCGGCCAGGCCGAAAGCGAGACAGATAAAGGCACGCAAGAGGGGGAGGAGGTACCCCAGTCGCTGGCCGATAGCATACTTGAGAGGTTCGGGTTATGAGGCGCGTCGGAAATATCAGCGGCGAAGCAATCCAACGCCATACAATCGTATTTGAACAATCGGAGATCAGCCTGACTTTGCGGTTCTATCCGCGCGTGCAAATTTGGGCGTTTGACGCGGAGTACCGGGACCGGGCTATTTACGGGGCCAAGCTGTCCGTAGGTGTACTACACATGGAAAGTCGTAACCTCCCGTTTGATTTTATCGTGACGGATGAAAGCGGCAATGGCTTGGACCCTTTCCGGCTGGACGATTTCGAGCAAGGCCGGTGCCGCCTATACCTTCTGGAACCGGAAGACATGCTCCGTGTGAGGAACAATGCAGAGGTGCCCCTGTGACCGTTCCTAGATTTAACCGTGATTATGAATTCCAAGTTCAGGTACCGGGCGGCACGGTGACGGTCCGACCCCCTTTGCGCATAGAATTTCAGGCGGATAAATCTATCCGGGGACAACTAAATAAAATTCAGGTTAAGCTGTATAATCTGGATGAGCGAAAAAGGCTCGCGCTCGTCAAGGACGCGGAGCAACAAAAGCGAATTCCTTTCCGGCTCTCCGTGGGGTATGAGGGCGCTCTGGAGATGGTATTTAGCGGCACAATCCACACCGGAAGCAATTCCCGGCAAGGGCCGGACCACATAACCACAATTGAAGGTCTTGACGGCGGG